CAGACATTATTTCTGCTGAATACAATCCCAGACAACTAACAAAAGATCAATACAGTAATTTAAAAGATTCACTTGAAAGATTTGGATTGGTTGATCCATTAATTATAAATAAAAACAAAGACAGGAAAAATATTCTTGTTGGTGGTCATCAAAGGTTAAAGATTGCAAGGGAAATGGGTATGGATATGATACCTTGTGTTGAAGTTGATTTAACCCTTGATCAAGAAAAAGAATTAAATGTTAGGCTCAATAAGAATGTTGGTGAGTGGGATTATGATTCATTAGCCAACTATTTTAATGTTGATGATTTAATGGAATGGGGTTTTACAGATGATGAGCTTCAATTTTATGAAAATGAGCCTTCTTACAATGAATTAATAGAAGATGATAAAAATAAGCCGCCAAAAATTCAAATTACTTTTAAAACTTTTGAAGATCAAGAAAATGCTTTAAAAGAAATATCTAAAATATTAGAAAATTATAAAGGTAGTTTTTATTCAGTTTCAGGCGGTGAATTATGATATTAAAAAGAGCATCTTCTAAGGCGATTGTTTATTCTTGTAAAAACTATCATTATTCAAAAAAACCTCCAGCTTTAAATGGTTTTTCTTTTTCTGTTTTTAATGATAATAATGAATTTTGTGGATGTATTGTTTATGGTTACGGTGGTAATTATAGAATTGGGAATAAATATGGTTTGAAACAGGGTCAAGTTTTAGAATTAGTAAGAATGGCATTAAATGGTAAACAAAGTTCTACATCTAAAGCACTTTCATTGAGTTTAAAACTTTTAAAGAAAAAAGCACCTTCTGTAAAATTAATAATAAGCTATGCAGACAAAGGTCAAAACCATGTGGGAATAATATATCAAGCAACAAATTGGATATATGAAACACAAAATGAAAGTTCAACTACTGAATATTTAATCAATAATACTTGGACACATTCAAGATCTGCTAACATGATTATTAAGAGAAAAAATTTAAATAGATCTAGTATAAAAAAAAGAAAAGCATCTGGTAAAATAAAGTATTTATATCCTTTAACTAAAGATATGAGAAGTAATCTTTTAAAGTTATCTAAAAAATATCCAAAAAAAATATGCGATGGTGGTGTAAATAGAAGCACGACATCATTCCACGATGTAGGTGAAGGGGCAGTACCTATCTCATCGCTCAATAATTATGCCTGATAAACAGCAACAAAACAGCAAAAGAGTATTTGGTAAACCATTTAAAAAGGGAATATCTGGAAACCCAAAAGGTAGACCTAAAAAAGGACAAGCATGGGCTGATGTCGCAAATGAATTATTAAACTCTAATGAAATAAACATAACAATGAAGATGAGTAGCGGCAAGGTAAAAAACTTAAACCTAGAGGCAGATAAATCATTTAGACACGCTGTAATTATTGGTCAAATAAGTGAAGCTATGAAGGGGAATGTTCAAGCAGCTAGAGAATTAGCAGATCGAACAGAAGGTAAGCCAAAACAAGAAAAAGAAATAATTAATAAATCAGAGCCAATACAAGTTATGGTGGTAGATGATGGCTAGAATCTCAGCAAGTGTATCAAAGAGGCTCGGAGCATTAGCAAAAAAGAACAAGATAAAGAAATCATCTTTAATTAAAGTTTACAGGAGAGGTTTAGGTGCAGCAGTTAGTTCAGGCGCAAGAAGAGGCATGACACCAAGTAGTTGGGCATCGGCTAGAGTAAACTCATTTATAAAGATAGTAAAAGGCGGAAAAAGAATTAAGCATGATCCCATATTAGCTAAAATGGAAAGAAAAAGAAGAAGAAAGAAATGAAAGTAAAAGGTGTTAGTGTTACTGGGTTAAACAAAAGGCAAGTATCTGCAATGAGGAGGCACGCTAGGCATCATACCAGAAAGCATCTAAGGGCAATGGTGACAGCTATGAGAAAAGGTAGTACATTTACACAATCTCATAAAGCAGCTATGAAAAAGGTTGGAGTTTAATGGCTAAAAAGAAAAAGAAGATGAATAGAAAAGTTATTAAAGATAAAAAATTTAAATCAGTGCCTAAAAAGTATTTATCTGGATTGAAAGGCTCAAAAAGAACAGGCAGAGCAAGAGACATTACAAGAATGCAAAGATTGTATAAAGCTGGTAAAAAAATACCTAAATCACTAATGAAGAGGGTATTTGGTTGATTAACTGGACATTAGATAAAACTAGAAAAGATATAATAAAGGACAGATCTAGGTTTAAAGTTCTTGTATGTGGTCGTAGGTGGGGTAAAACTGTTCTTAGTTTAATTTACTTAATGAAAGATGCATTTAAAGCCAACGAAAGAAGATGGTTTATTACACCTACTTATAGACAGGGTAAGATGATAGTATTTCCTATTTTAAGACAAATGTTCGGTGGTTTTAATAATGCTAAACTAAATGAATCTGAAATGAGTGTAATGTTTGATAATGGTGCTGAGTTATCTGTTAAAGGTGCTGACAATGAAAACAATCTTAGGGGTGTAGAACTTACAAGATGTGTGATGGATGAGATGGCATATATTAAGCCTCATGTCTGGGAAGAAATTATTATGCCTATGTTAGCAACAACACAAGGTGAGTGTTTGTTTATTGGTACACCTAATGGCTATGATGCTATGTATGATCTATATATGAAAGGGCAATCAGAACCAGAATGGAAGTCATGGCAGTTCACCACGCTAGAGGGTGGCTTTGTACCTGAAGAAGAAATAAACCTAGCAAAAAGAACAATGGATTCTGTTGTCTTTAAACA